GTCAACGGAGGCGGAGACCCATGCCGCAAGCGCGTCCTCTGTGGACTCTGTAAGGACTCCTCCCTCCTCTTCGATCAGCCCGACCAGCGTTGCGGCTTCGGACATCAGCTCCCACGTTGACAGTTTCGACATGCAGTCTCCTATATGTAGGGTAGCACGGAACTCGGGCGGGTGCCACGGTGTGCTGCACGCGCAGCGGGTAAGGGCGAGGACCGAGGACCCGTCTTGGTTGTCTCGAGTCCGCCTTCTCGAATACCCCAACTTCAATCTACCATAAGCCATCCAAGACCAACAAGACAGATAGTAGAGAGATCTAATAGGAAGTAGATATTATATATACCCTATAGGCCCTATACGCTCTATGGGGAAGTCGTGTCTCGAGCGTCTTGTCCGTCTTGCTGTCTTGTCCGCCTCGCGGCGCGGCGCACCGTGGGCCAGGCCAGCTTCAGTTTCTGACGGCCCTGTCATTTTTGATTGTGCAGGTTCGCTGTACTCAATCGCCCCATTTTAGTCAGGACGAACCTCGACCACAACTTCTACTGAAAAGATTCTAAGAAAAAGGTTGCACATCGTAGGATGCCAGCGTATACTGATTGCAGGTCAGGCGAACCTCACACACCCCCGCCGACCTGGAGTCTCCCATGTCTACCTTCTTCGCGCTTCCCCACGTCGACAGCGACGTGACCGCCGTCATCAAACTCCTCCTCGGAATCGAGAACGGCAACGACAACGAGAACCTCGCCTCCCTTCCGGCCACCCTGCTCCGCGCTCGGGGGCTCGCGGACAACAGCCAGTACATGCGCGTCTTCGGTCGGCTGAGCGAAGTCAACGTTGGCGCCGTGGCTGCCGAGGACTTCGTCGACTGGTTCGAAACCAACTACCCCGGACGGGGCGTGTGGAAGGAGCCCGCCGCAGAGCCGCAGTACGGGCGCAGCACGATGTTCAGCGCGCACATTGCGAACGCACGAAAGGCTCTCGGCTACACCCAGGCTGACCTCGCCTCCGAGCTCGGAGTAGCGGTGTCGCAGGTCAGCCGGTGGGAAAGCGGCGGGGGTCAGCCCTCGAACGCCACCTACCTGAAGTTGGGCCTCGTGCTCGACACCGCCCCCAGCGTTCTTTGGCACATGGCCAACATGGGTGCAGAATGAACTGGAACATGACACGTAACGTCAGTCCGAAAGACCTGTACGCCGATGCGCAGCGCCAGTACGAAGAGGATGTCCGCGCCTGCTACGTGAAGTGGACCGAGGCCCGCGACGAGGCGCTCATCATGCTGAAGGCGCGGCTCGCTCTCACCGATGCGTGCGAAGACTACGTGCGGGAATCTGCGGCGGCCGACAGCGAAGCCGATGAGTACGCAGAGAAGTGGGGCGGAGAGAACGTGCGCCCGCCTAACCCCTGGCGCGGGGGCCCCGACGACGAGCCGTTGACTGCGTACGAACTGCGCGAGCTGCGGCACGACGAGGCCAGTGACAGGCGCGACAACGCCGAGGCTGTGTACGAATCCCTGGCGAGCGTTCGGCGCGGATAGCACACGACGGGTTGTTCCCGTCACCCATCCGCCGTAGTATGTGAAAGCCTCCGCCAGTTCAGGTACTGACGGAGGCCGTCTCACCACCACCCAAGTCCCCTCGACTACCACATCTCAGGAGCTCTCATGCCCACTGTACTTCCGAACCCCATCGCCGTCAAGGCCGTTGCAAAAGTCTACGTCGAAGGCATGCACCTCGCCGTTATCCCCCTCGAAGGGAAGATTCCTGTCCCCAAGAACTGGCAGGACGGACACATCTGCACCACTGCTCAGGTGGAGAAGCTCTTCCGGCCGAGCCACAACATCGGGATCGTGACCGGCAGGTACGCGCACGACGCCGACCACCCGCAGGTCGAGACTCGTTACTGGGTGCTCGATGTCGATTGGAAAGAGGAGACCGTCGTTCCGGAGGACGCACCCGCAGGCACGAAGCCTACCCGTGTGGCGCCTACGTGGGGGGAGGACGGGCGTCCTACCCGTACGCCGAACACGAACCTCACGAAGAACGGCTACCCCGAACTGGACAAGCTGCTCTCCGAACACGGAGTTGAGATGCCCCAGACCTGGATTGTCCGCACCGGCGGCGGCGGGCTGCACTACTACTTCGCGCTCCCGGCTGGCGTGACCATCCCGGGGACGGCGGGCCTGCGTCCGTGGATCGACGTGCGCGGAGATCGGGGCCAGGTCGTTGCTCCCCCTTCGGTGCACCCCGAGACCGGGGTTGAGTACGAGTGGACGTACACCTGCAATGCCATCGCGGAGACGCCGAAGTGGTTGCTCGATGTGGTTACCGAGAAGGCCCGCCAGCAGGAGGAGCGCAAGGCTGCTGCACTCGCAGCGGCTGCAGCTCGGGTAGGCAAGGCCAAGGCGGAGGGTGTCGCTGCAGCGGTATCGCCCACGGCTGACCGCAACTACGCAGAGGTGTCCCTCATCCGGGCAGCGAACGACGTGCGTATCGCCGCCGAGGGCCAGCGCCACGACGTGCTGTATCGCAAGACCTTCCGGATCCGTAAGCTGTACGGAGGGCGGGGCACCGTCTCGGACGCCGAGATCGAAGCCGCGTTCGTAGAGGCGGGCATCGCTGCCGGTCTCGACGACGCCGAAGTGGAGAAGACTGTCGCCGATGCGATGGCCGAAGGGGCGGCGCAGCAGGACGAGGCGTATGATGCAACCCCTACCCAGGTGAACATGAACTTCGGCTCCTTCAACTCTGCTACTACTCCCCCTCCCCCTACTACCCCTCCTCCCCCTACTACCCCTCCTGGCAACGGGGCCGGCGGTACTCCTCCCCCTCCCCCGTCCGGACCCCCGCCGGCAGCAGCTGCCCCTGCTCCGACTCCGGCCGCCCCGCGCGCCAGCCGCAACCCGGCCTACCCTGTGGACTTCATGACTTTGATGGCGATGTCCCGTTTCCCGGACACGCGGACCAACGGAGTTGTCACTCGGTTCGGCGGACCGAAGCCGCTGCTCTCGAACATCAGCATCGTGTTCCGGCAGGACCCGGCGTGGTCCGGGCACTTCTGGTACAACGAGATGACCAACGTGGTCATGTACCAGGGCAAGGGCCTCGGCGTGTTGCCCCGCCAGTTCAGCGATGCCGATGCCGTGCGCGTAGTCTTGATCCTCTCCGAGCAGTACAACCTGGACATCGGCGTCACCGCCGTGCACTCTGCGGTGCTGCTGGCTGCGGACACGAACAAGCGCAACCCCTTGGTAGACTACCTCGGACGCTTGGTGTGGGACGGCGTGCCCCGCATCGACACCTGGCTGCAGACTTACATGGGCGTGCAGGACCTGCCGCTCTACCGCAAGATGGGACGCAAGTGGCTCATCGCTGCAGTCGCCCGCGCCCTGACTCCGGGCTGCAAGACAGACGCACTGCTCATCATCAAGAGCCCGCAGAACGCAGGCAAGTCCACCGCGTTCAAGGCGCTGGCCGGAGCGGACTACTTCGATGACACGCCGTTCGAGATGGACTCGAAGGATCGCTTCGACTACCTGCGGGGCGCGTGGATCTACGAGATCGCAGAGCTGAGCAACTTCACCCGCGCCGACGCGAATGCGCTGAAGGGATTCCTCTCGAGTCAGGTGGACAAGTACCGTCCGCCGTACATGCGCGTGACTGCAGAGTTCCCCCGCCGCGTGCTGTTCTGCGGCACGACCAACGATGCGCAGTTCTTGATCGACTCGACCGGCACCCGCCGCTTCTGGGTTGTTGAGTGCAGTGAGATCGTTGACGTGGCGGGCATCGCCGCTGCACGCGATCAGCTCTGGGCGGAAGCTGTTGCTGCCTTCGGGGCGAGTGAAGAGTACTGGCTGGACCGCGCCGACGATGCCGTGCGTGCCGACGACGCTGACCAGTTCAGCCTGCACGACCCGCTGCTCGCCGTGTTCGCGCAGTACTGTCGCGCGCTGAACAACGACAAGTTTACGGCCGCTTCCATCTGGCGGGACCTCGTGGACTCCAATCGTCCGCCGTCGGTGGTGGACGCCCGGCGCATCGCGAAGCTACTGCACGAAGTGGGGACGCACAAGCCGGCGCGCTACTACACCTCGAGCGGGGTACAGATTCGCGGGTATGTCCGCACGCCCTGAACCGTGCTATACTATGTGTAGTTGGAGAGAGCATGATCCCGAAGCCGCCGTCGCATGTGGTGTCCCTGTTCTCAGGGGCGCCAGTCAAGAACACGGGAGCTGACGCCCTGCTCCAGCACATGCACGCCAAAGCGCAGGCGAAAGCGAACCGCTTCTCTAAAGTATACGAAGGGATCGAGGCGCGGGACATCACTCAGGTGTCTTGGTCCTTGCTCGAGGTTGCCGTAACCGAGATCGACGAGAAGGGTACGACCTGCCTCGGGCGCACTACGCTCATGGAGTTGGTGCGTCAGCTCTCGTCGAAGAGTGGCGCCGGAATGCTCGAGGCCGAGAAGGACAAGGCGCTTACCGACGTCACGACCTGGTTGCGGAAGAAAGCTGAGTGAGTCTGTCTCAGGCAGAGATTGCATCCATCATGGCAGACCCGGTTGAGTTCATCAGCCGGCTCACCATCGTGTCAAAGACAGGGAAGCTGATCCGCCTACGCCCGAACGCGGTGCAGATCGAGACCATCGAAGCGCTGCGTACAGGCAAGGACGTGGTCTGCCTGAAGGCCCGTCAGCTCGGGCTGTCAACCGCAGTAGCCTCCTACTTCTTCTGGCTCTGGTACACGAGCCCTGACCCCGAGCGGTACGCGGTCCTCTCTTACAAGCTGGCGTCAGCGAAGAACCTGTTCGGGATGTGGAAGGGGTTCTACGCACGGATGCCCGCGTGGATGCGCCGGCCTCTGTCAGTTGACAGTACCACGGAGATGGTACTGGCGGACACGGGCGCGATCCTCATGGCAGCCTCGGCGCAAGGAGACGGCGGTCTGCGGTCATGGACCTGCTCTGCCATCTGGATCTCCGAGGCCGCGTTCAGCGAAGGCTACGACGAACTCAAGTCCACTGCCGTGGCATCCCTCAATGGGGGTCAGCTGATCCTCGAGAGCACCGCCAACTACCACGGCGATCCGATGTACCTCGAGCGTCAGCTCATCGAGTCCGGGATGGTGGACGGCATCAACCTCTTCTTCCCGTGGTTCTCTCTGCCTGAGTACAGCACTCCTCCGCCCGACGGCTGGCAACCTGACCCGTCCAGCCCGCACTCCCTCGGCCAGCAGTACTGGGCGGAGGTCAACCGCAACAAGCTGGGCACCATCCGCTTCAGGCGCGAGTATCCGGAGACACCCGACCAAGCCTACGCTGCCGTGGCCGGGGCCTGGCTCGAGGACGGACTCTTCCAAGACGTGGAGTCCATCCGCCTCGAGACTTCAGGCGGAGCACTCGCAGGTGTAGACCCTCGGGACAAGTACGCTATCGGGGTTGACGCCGGCGCAGGTACGGGAGGTGACTGGTCCACCATCGTCGTCGTGTCTGCCATGACCCGTCAGGTCGTCGATGTCCGACGCAGCAACACCATGAGCCCGACCGAGTGGTCCGAGGTAGTCGCCGACGCCAGCCGCAAGTGGAACAACGCCAAGGTGTGCGTCGAGTCCAACGGTGTATGGGGTGGCGTCATCGTGACAGAGCTACGGCACATGTCGATCCCCCAGTGGACAGACGAGAAGGGCAACTACTGGACGACCAACGCAGAGTCGAAGCCCCGCATGCTCGAGGGTGTGCGCGATGCGCTGGCTCGGGGGCAGATCCAACAGCTCGACAGCTGGACCATCGGTGAGCTGCGCTCCTTCAAGATCGACGAGAAGGGCAGGCCGTATGCCCCGACTGGCGGTCTGCACCACGGCGATACTGTCATCGGATTGGCGCTGGCTCTTCAGTGCTTACTCACGGTGCGGGTATCTGACAAGCCCTTCCTGCCACAATGGATCACGGACCGCAAGGTTGCCGAGGCCAGAAAGCAGGGTGCCCGCCACGATCTTCGCCGATACTGACAACCTTGTGATACCCTGAGGCCACCATGCCCCGTACCGAAAAAGACCGCATCCAGTTCCTGCGCGCCGCGTTGCAAAACCATACCGACTTCTGGGACGAAGCACGCCCTCGGATGCGTCGCTATAAGAACGCGTACATGACCAAGTTCTATGCCGACATTGACCTCGTGTCAGACACGGCGATCCGCGTCGAGACTGCAGACGCCTACGCGACCATCGAGTCCATGATGGGCAGTCTGTTCACCAAGTACCCAAGTGTCGAGGTTGGACCTGACATAACAGGCAAAGGCGACGCGGTGTTTACGAAAACAATCGCCAACGACTTCCTCAAGTCCGCGCGCACACAGGTCGAGTCCGCTGCACGCATGGCGCTCATCTACACGAGCTCCTTCCTGAAGCTGGCCCCGCGTGAGAGCAACACGCTGCTCGGTAAGATCGCGATGCGCGCCATCCCTCCGTGGCAGATCATAGTAGATCAGGACGCGGCGGCATGGGAGGACTGCAGGTTCGTAGGCCACGTGTACTACCTGTCTGTCGACGAAGCCACCGCCAAGTTCGGCAACAAGAAGTTCGTGGGCGCACCTCAACGGGACTACTTCACCGATTTCGAAAGGAACAACGACCGCAGCTACCGCAGCTACAATGGCACGTCGAACGCCGAACTTCCCAATGAGTACCTCTACATAGAGGTCGTCGAGATGTACGACCTGCTGAACAGCGAGCTGCTGTTCTGGTCAAGCCACTACAAGAACGGCGCAGAGCTGCTGAGCAAGGACGCGATCCCTGTCATGACCTTCGACGGGCGTCCTCTGCCAAACATCGTGCCCTTCTACTTCGCACGTCAGCCCGACCGCCCAATGATTGGGTACTCTGCTATGTCCCGCGTCTACGACCAATGCTTCGAGAAGAACGTGCTGCGCACCTTCTGGGCAAACGCCGTCCGACGTGACAGCCGTCAGTTCATCTACAAGGAAGGAGCCTTCGACGACGAGGCTCTTGCCAAGATCACGAGCGGCGTCGACGGGGCGATGATCCCCACCGACAACGACACACTGGCCGGCCTGATTGCCGAGGTCCCGGTTACGCCTATCAGCAGCAACCACGCAGCGTACCTGAACTACATCGAGTCAGACCTGCAGAAGGGCAGCTTGACCGCCGGCTTTACTCGCGGCGAGGCGAGCAAGGCCACGGCAACAGAGGTCACTGCGCTCATGCAGTACACCGCAAGCGAGCTGGGCAAGATGGCCCGCGACCGCGATGCCACCATCGAGCAGGCTGTCACCCTGTACATCCGCATGCTCATCCCGCTGCTCGACGACGGTGAAACTATTGTTATTGCCACTCCGTCCGGAGCCAGCGCGGCTTCTGTCGAAAAGATAGATGCAGACTGGTCGTTCTATGCAACGGACGGCGGCGGGACTCCGATGACTGACATGGTGCGCAAGCAGCAGTTGACACAGTTGCTCGCCGTTCTGCCTGGCCTCGGCGTCCCCGCCGACAAGCTGCGTGCAGAAGTCGTGCGTCTGTTCGACCTGCCCGAAGCGTTCAACGAGGCGGCTCCGCCTGCACCTGCACCGGAGGCCCCGGCCGCTGCGCCCGGTAGTGTGGTAGCCCCGCCTGAGGCCGCGCCTACCCCCTCGGCCGACACCGCTGCCGTCATCGGAGGCGTGTGATGCCCATCTACGACTTCGTGTGCAAAGAGCACGGCGAGTGGGAAGCCCTGGTCAAGTGGGCTCAGGGTTCGAAGTGTCCGGAATGCGGCGAGCCCGGCGTACAGCAGGTGTCCATGCCTGCGAAGATGACCACGCTGTGGAACGCAGGCTGGAACTCCGGCCTCAGTGGCAATGGCTTCTTCAGCCCGAGCGCCGGGCATCGCGTTGCAAACAAGCGCGAGGAAGAGAAGATCATGAACGCTCGCGGCTTCGTGAACGAGAAGGACGTCGGGGGCGAAGCCATGCACGACACCCTTGTCTCTCGCAAGATGGACGAGAAGAAACAACTTGACGCAACGGCAAACCTGTACCGGGAGAACTTGAAGAAGTTCAACGGGGACAAGGTCATGGCCGTCACTGAAACCTTTCCCGCCAAACAAATGCTTGAACAGGCGCATGCCCATGATGCTGCCAAGGAGTCCCCATGATGTCACCAGAAGAAAAGGCCAACCTCGCGTCAATGCGTTCCGAAGCCATGACCCGTCAGGGTGATGTCGAA